CCCTGTTCCCGGATGCGGCGCCCGATCTCGGACGCTTCCTTGAACGGAAGCCCGGTTTCGCTGGCGAACATTGCCCAGATTTCAGTTGTGATGCTCACAGCACCGCCCTTTCTTGGAATATTTCCCAACAGTAAGCGCGAACGGGCAGAAAGACAAGCGGGACTGTTCCCATTAATCCCGCTTGCCGGGCGATTTGTGCATCCTGTTCGCGCTCTTTCGGGCATCACATGCCCTTCGACGTTGCAAACGTGATGCTGCCGGGCCGGGGGGCGCTGGCGTTGCGGATGCGGGTTTCCAGATCGGCAATGGCCTTGGCCATTTCCGCATCATTGGCGTATTCCAACCGCTTGCCGTCATACTGTGTCACCCGGACGCCGGAAGCGCGCGCCCTGATCAGGGCGTCGCGCAGGGTTTCCAGTTCAGTGATGTTCAGTGCCATCAGCCGTTCCGATACCAGCCGCGATGGTCGATCCACGCCGCGCCGAAGTCCAGCCGAACCTTGATCATCATGGCGTCCACCTCAAAGGCGACGGTCGTTTCGACCTGCGGGCCGGGTGCGCCTTCAAGATAGGCATATTCCAGCCCGTCGATATTCGCCGGGTCCGCCGCCAGATACCATTGCGTCGCGCTGGTCAGCCGGGGTTCCACCAGAAGCGACAGCTTGGCGAAGGGGTTCACATCGGCGACGGCGGTTGCTGCCAGCGTGGTCAGCAACTGTTCCCCGATGGTTTCGTATTCGGGCGGCACAATCAGATAGCGGGGCGCGGCATTGATCGGCATCCCGTTCGCCGAAGTCTGTTTGCGCATCCGCACCCGGCCTGCGTTCAGGCTGGTGACGCTTGGCGCAGAAGCGGCGTCAAGGTTGCCGTGGCCTGCAACGAACACCGCCAGACCATCGGCCAGAACCGGGTTGCTGGTCAGGGCGGTGACAAGCTGCGCGTTCTCGAATTCGCGCGACGCGATACCCATGCGGCGGGAAAAGTCGGCCAGCGCGCCCAGATCGTCGTTGATCCACATTTGCCGGGTGTAGGGGATGATGCTGCCGAAGGTCGCCAGTGAGTTGGTGTTCGCCGACTCGGCAACCGAACCCATCGGGTATTCGCCGCCTTCCAGCACCTTTTTCAAGGCCGGGGCGTCGCCAAGCATATACTTGGTTTGCACCTTGAAGTTCGGATACTGCGTTTGCCGCGCAGCGGGGCGTAGACCGGACGGGGCGGCGTCATAGGCGGTGCGCAGGCTGCGCCCGGCACTGTCGCCAAGGATGCCCGCCAGATCGCCCGTGACCATGCTGCCCGCGCGGGTGAACACCTGACTGTCGGACAGCCCTTGCACCGCAATGCCGTGGCGGCGCGCCACTTCCCGCACCACGTCGGGCAGGCGCATGTTCGCATACTGGCGCGCCGGGGCGGAAAGTTCATGCGCCGGGTTCATCCGGGCATGGATTGCCTCGCCCATGCGGGCGGTGAACACCGCCGGGTCGTTGTGATCGAACGTGATCTGCGCCGTGGTGCGGGTCCGGGTCTGCACCTGGCGTTGCGCCATCGCGGTGAACGCCAGTTCGCGGGCCGATTCCGGCGTCGCCTCGGCGTCGATCTGCGCGTCGGTCCAAGCCCGGTCCAGCCCCGCCAGTTCGGCGATGCTGCGAATTTCGGTATTCATTTCAGCGCGGGTTTGCACCTGCACTTCATCTTCGGTGGTCGGCATGGTGACTTCTCCATTTCTGAAATGTGCGCCGGGATCGGCGGGAACCGGGACAATGGACACTTCAATCGGCGTCCATTTCGTTGCGGTGCGAACCCGCTTGGTGCCGTCTTTGGCCTCGCGGGTCTGTTCAATCGTGTAGCCAATCGACAGCCCGCGCAGGCTGCCGTTGGCAACGTCGGTCATCACGGCTTGCGCCGCGGTGGATTCGCGGAACCGGATCACCACAAGCAAGCCCTCTGGCGTCATGCGCGCCGCCTCGATCACGCCCAACTGATCGCGGGTTGTGTCGCGGCGGTGCCCGTCCAGCACCGGGGCACCGACAAGCCGCGCCAGATCGACGCCGCGCAGGTCCAGCACTTCGCTGTAACCGGGACGGGCAACCGCCGCCCCGGTTGAAACGATTGCCTCAATGGTGCGGGCTTCTGCGTTGAAGGTGGCCGGACGGATGTTTGCTGCCCGAAGGTGAATGGTCATGGTTCCGGTTCCTGTCTGTCAGCGGATCGCGCCGTCAAGCAGCACCTGCCCCACCGTGTCGGCGGTAAGGGCAGCGGCGAAGGCGGCACCGATCATCTTGTTCGAGCCAACCGTCGTGGTGACGGCGCGCGTGGTGTTGTCCCAATAGAGGGTCTGGCCAAGGGTCCACACCTGCGCGGCGGTCTTGGTCAGGGTGAAAACGCCCTCGCGCACAAGCACCACGTCGGCACCGGATGCAGCGGCACCTTGCGCCACACCGATGATCGAACCGACTTGTGCCACCTGCCCCGAATCTAGGGCATAGGGCGCGGGCAGCGTCACGTTGTCGCCCGAATAGAGGGAATTTCGCATTTCAGACTCCTGTAGGTTTGATTGCGCGGGCGAACCTGTCCGCCGCGATTTCTTCGTCCAGTTCTTCGATATCGCGGCCACGGCCTGCGACCACTTCGGCGCGGGACTTCAAGCCCGCCTCAATGGCGCGGATATCGCCGTTAACTTCCTTGAGGGGATCGACCCAAGCCCAGCCGGGCGAAACGAATTTCACCGCGCGATAGTCGGCCAATTCGGTTTCGCTCGCACCGATTTCGCCCGCCAATGCCTTGGCGTCGATCCAGCGCCGCCACAGCGGGCGCAGCAACTGCGCTTCGATCAGGGTGCGTTGCAGCATTTCGGCGCGACGCCGGAATTCCAGCAAGCCGACGCGGGCACTTGAATAGTTGGTGCCCGACAGATCGCCCGTCACCTGTTCATAGGTCAGCCCGACACCGACGGCGATTTCGCGTTGCTGGCCTTTCACAAATTCAACGGCCTGCGACAGACCCTGACCGGGCTGCGAGAATTCCACCTCTGCGCCGAACGGCAGAACCCGCATTGCGCCCGGCTCAAGGCTCACGTTCACGCTGCCGTCGGTCGCCTCGAACCCCGCCGTGCCGCCCTCGGCATCGCGCACAAAGCCAGTCATCAGGCTTTGCACCTTCAACGTCATCAGCATGGCGTCGGACGCGGCGTCGAAGTCTGCCAGCTTCAGCAAGATCGGCGCAAGCCATGAAATGCCGCGCACCTGACCGGGGAAAAGCTGGTCAAAGATGTGCAGCACTTCGCGCACCGGCACCCGCACCGCCTGCCCGATCATCCCGAACGGGGTTCCGGGGGCATCGGGCAGAATGTGATAGGCAATAATCTGGTCGCTTGCGTCAAACTCCACCCCGGCGATGATGCGCCCGCCGTTGCCCAGATCGCGGGTCAGCGACGGGTCAATCTGGTCGGCAGGCAGCGCCACGGAGACAAACGCCGCCTGCCGGTATCCTTCGGGCCCATGACCCCCGAAGGATGTTCGGATAAATGCCTCACCGTCGCGCACCAGGGCGCGCACCGCCACGGGCAGCAAAGCCAGCATCTGCCCTTCAAACTCATTGTTCAGCGCCCGCCGCGTCGCCGGGTCCGGGTGCTGTGAAAGCGCCTGCCAGCCCTTGCCAGCCAGCGCCGCAAGCCACGTTTCCACAATCCGCGCCGCCGTCGGGTTGTTCATCGAAAGCGCCGCCGCACGGGCCTTGGCGGGCGCGCGGGCGGCAAGGATCGACGCTTGCGGCGCGTTCAGCATGGGCGAACCCTGCCAGCGCCGCCCGCCGCCGCCAGCTTCGATCTGGCGCTTTTGCATCGGCCCCGTGATCCGGGTCAGAAGTGTGCCGATCCAACTCATTTTGCGCGCGCCCGGACCCGGATCAGGTGTGCCTCAAAATCTGTTTTTGCATTGGCGAATGCATCCGGCCCGCCATATTTTCCGGTCTCCGGGTCGATGGTCGCAGCGACATGATGACAAAAAAAGCTCGCCAGCTCGCACCCGAATTTTTCGAGCGGAATACTGAGGGCCATGTCGCGTTCGCGGTCATAGGCGAGCGAGGGCTTTCCATCCCGGAACGGCACAACAAGCGGATACCCGGCCATGAATTGGCCCAAGGCATCACAGTGATTGGCGAAGGTGGCGGATGCGCCGGTGTTCGCGCCGATGTCGTTGAGTTGCTTAGCGACGTAGGCTTTCAGACAGGCCGCGAAGCCGAAGGATGCAGCCTTGCCGCGCCCCGGCGCTCCCTCGCGCAACAGCCCGTCTCGCTTCTGCCAAGTGCGAAAGGTGTCCACTTTCACGTCCAGAAAGCCTGCAAGAGCTTCCGTGGAAATCATCTGATCGTCGATCGTCCGCATGGGCTATTCCCTCAAAATCTATGTCAATAGAATTGATATGAGGTCAATCTCGACCCTTCGTCAAGTTTTTTTATCCGTGCCGTGCCCCCAACATGAAAGCCGGGGGCTTTCGCGACCAGTCCCTGCCTTCTGTCTCGATCAATTTTGCATCCATGACGATTTCAGGACGGTTGCCGAACATCGGCCAAGGCCGCTGAAAGCCGACAAAACACGGTTTGAAACACGGTTTCAGTTGCTTTCCGTCCGGCTTTGGATTTATGAAACTAGTGTTGCCCACCCGACAAAGGATTCCCATTGGTGATCGGGTATGTCATTGTCGGGACATGAGACGCGATGACATTTGTTTGTATCTGAACCCCGCCGACCGTGCGCAGCTTCAAGCACTG